AAGCATCCATGATCATGTCTGCATCTAATCAAGGAATCTAAATCTTATGGCAGATGATATCGACTTAGGCGAAGAAATGATAGACGTACCTGAAGCACAAGAGGCTACAGGTATAACAGGAACTATAATGGCACGTTTTCGTGATGCTGAACAAGGGCGTCAGCAAGATGAAGAACGATGGCTACGCGCATACAAGAACTATCGTGGTGTGAACGATTCTAGCACACAATATCGTAGTAATGAGCGAAGTCAGGTTTTTCTTAAAATAACCAAAACTAAAGTTCTAGCTGCCTACGGTCAAATTGTCGATATCCTCTTTGCCAATACTAGATTCCCTATCTCAGTAGACTCAACGCCTATGCCAATGGGTATTGATGAGTTTGCTCATCTGAGTAAATCACCATTAGAAGGTCCAGACTTTGAAGATGAGATTGGATTTCAAGGTGACGGAAAAGAAATGCTACCGGGTGCCAAGGAAGCAACTTCCAAACCACAACCTGCAGAACTAAGCGGTTTAGGTTCAAGATACGAAGGAGCAAACATCGCTTCAGGTCCAGCCCGTATGGGTGAACCACAAATTGAACCAGCCTCTGAATCTGCTCGTATCATGGAGAAGTGTATACAGGACCAGCTTCTTGATACCAGTGCAGTTACAGTATTGCGCCACGCTATCTTTGAGTGTGCGCTTCTAGGCACTGGCGTCATTAAAGGTCCGTTCAATTACAATAAAACTGTTCACAACTGGTCAATGGGTGACACAGGTAAGACCTACGAACCTATTGAAAAGTCAGTTCCTCGTATTGAGGCAGTAAGTTGTTGGGATTTTTATCCTGATCCTAGTGCAACTAACATAGATGACGCTGAATATGTTATACAGCGACATCGTATGAATCGTGGACAACTACGTGATTTAATTAATCGTCCTCATTTTAATAGTGAAGCTATTAGTAATATTCTAATTGATGGTCCTAACTATCAGGAACGTTACTTCGAAAGTTCATTGTACGCTAACGAAAATGATCCTACGTACGCAACAAACCGTTATGAAGTCTATGAGTATTGGGGAAGCCTAGACAAATCTCTCGCCGAAGATTTCGGCATGGACATGGACGACATGGAAGACGATATGGATTCCGTACAAGTCAATATTTGGATATGTGGCAGTGAGGTATTACGGTTTGTTGCCAATCCATTTATCCCCGCGCGTATTCCTTTTCATTCTTTTCCCTACGAACTTAATCCATATCAGTTATTTGGTGTCGGTGTAGCAGAAAACATGGAAGACAGTCAGATGTTGATGAACGGTCACATGCGTATGGCTATCGACAATCTGGCGCTTGCTGGGCATCTCGTATTTGACATTGACGAAACACAACTCGTACCCGGTCAATCTTATGATGTGTATCCCGGTAAAGTCTTTCGGAGGCAATCAGGTGTAACAGGCACAGCAGTTAACGCAATTAAGTTTCCAAGTACTGCTGGTGAAAACATACAGATGTACGACAAAGCACGGCAACTGTCAGACGAACAGACGGGCATTCCCAGTATTGTTCACGGTCAGACAGGAGTAACTGGTACAGGTCGTACCGCTGCAGGTCTTAGCATGTTAATGTCTAGTGCGGGACTTAGTGTCAAGACTGTAATTAAAAACATTGATGACTTTCTACTCAAGCCACTAGGCGAAGCTTTCTTTCAATGGAACATGCAGTTCAACGATGAAACACCTGAAAAGATCGGTGATCTTGAAATTAAACCAAAGGGAACTAGCGCAGTAATTCAAAAGGAAGTACGCACACAACGTCTTACAGCTTTACTTCAAACTGTTGCTAATCCCATGTTGGCTCCCTTCATCAAGATACCCAATCTCATACGAGAACTAGCCATTAGCCAAGACATTGATCCAGATGCACTGGTTAATGACATGAGTGAAGCTGCAATATTTGCAGAAATACTGAGAGGTTTAAATGAACGAACAACAGGCGAAGTTGCTCCTGCCGCTGGTCAACAACCAGCTGGCATGGGAGGGGCTGGAGGAGTACCTCAAGGAGTTGGTGGAGCGCCACAGGATACGGTTGGTGGTGGAGGAATCGGAGTTGGAAATGCGCCGTCTGCAGGGGAAGCTGGGTTTACTGGAAACCTTGGTACGCCTGAAGGAATCGGTTAACGCTACAGTGAAAGTTAATAAAGAGAATGGCTGAAGAAGCACAAGAACAAGAAACACAGCAACCAGCAGTACAAAGTACAATGTCAGCTGCGCCAAAGCAACTGGCAGCTACGGACATACTGTCAAAGATGCAAGCTGGTACACCTATTCTTCAAGGTGAAAAACTTCCTGACGTACCAAAAGGTATGTCTGCTAAAGGTTTTTATGGTCAGTTTCCCGGTGGAGCCGCTGTATACAGTCAAGCACCATTTAAACAGCCTACGTACGGTCAAGTTACGACACCGACTACAACAACACCTACTGCTCCTGTTTCTCCTCCTGCGGATACAACGCCTGTCGATACAGCGCCGGTTGTAGAGGAAGCAGAAGAAAATCTTTCAGGTGGACCTACAGCTGAAGACATAGCTTTAGACGAAGCAGTTGCAGAATCGACCACCGATACACAAGTGAACGATCTGTTTAATCTTGACATAGATTCAGGTTACACGTTTGATTATGATCCTGATCTTACGCTTACTGAAAATATCGCTAATGAATATGAAGATTTTAAATTAGCTCTTACCGCTGACATTTCTAGTGTAACTGACGGCACAGTTGTTCTCAACAATATAGATAAAACTCTAACTAACATTGGTGATAGCTTAAACACAGCTTACAATAACGCATTAGAAGAAGGAGAAGATGCGTTACTATCTTTCATGGATGACACAAAAAGTATTCTGGATGATCTTGAAACGTATGCTGCTAATCCTGAAACTATCGCTACAGATTCGTTCAATTATGTTACAGAAGCGTTAACTGAGTTTTACGATAATCTTTCTCTGATGACTCAACCTGATCATCCAGATTTTGATCTGGCGCTAGAACAACTTGTTTCGGGTGCTACTAAAGCATTGATGGGTTCAGCTTTAGGAACGATTTTAGGTGTACCTGTTCTTGGTACGTTGATTGTTGAATTGATAACAACCTCTGACTTTTTCTCAGACGCGATGTTAGGGCATCCTGGTCAGTATGAAACAGTTACGTACCATCCAGAAACGCATACGTGGACTGCAGTGTATACTCCAACACATATTGCTTATTTTGACATAAATGGAATAGCAAGAGATATTAATGGAAAAGAAGTTCTAACTGGTCGTGGCGGTATAGCTACTTCTGGTCCTACACATGTAATCCCAGGTAAGCGGATAAGCGCTGCGCCAACTAGATTTGAAAAATTACCTGATGTGATTAGAGATGTAGAAGGCGGTGGTTTCCATAATGTGTACGATCAGTATAACCCTGGAACAGATTACACTCCCGGTACTACTGCTGCAGATCAAGAAGCTGCTTTAGCGGAAGGGGATGATACCTCTGGTGGTGGGTATGTTGAAGATATAGATCAAAGATATGGAGGAGCTACTAATATTGGCCCACCTGAAGTTGGTCCTACTGATACTAAGATTGATCCTGCTACGATACCAGATTTTACTGTCAGTGAAACTACCGATCCAGGGGTTGGTTACGTTGATACCTTTGGAGATGCGCCTTTTTCACCTCCTGATGCAGACACTCCTTCTGGAATAGAACAAGAAGGGCAAACGCCATCGGGAATAAGTATGAGTGTTGACGATATACCTGATGAAGAAACAGATTCAGGTGTAACGCCATCGGGAATAAGTATGAGTGTTGACGATATACCTGATGAAGAAACAGATTCAAGTGGAAATGTAGATATAGGTATTGGCACTGTCGATACGACATCACCAGGAATTTCTGTTTCGTTTACTGACGCAGAAATAGCTTTGGCAGCATCAATAGTTGACGCAGAAGCTGGAGGTGAAAAGCAAGCAGGAAAAGATGCGGTCGCACAAGTTATGGTTAACAGAGTAGTTTCTGAAGAAAGCAACTGGAAAGGTAAGACTCCAACACAAATACTGACTGAACCGTATGCTTTTGCGAAACCATCTAAAAACCCACCATCTACAGCCGCAATAGAAGCAGTAAAAGCAGCTATTGAAAAAGGCGGAAAAAAAGACGGACATGTGTTCTTTTTAAATCCTGAGTTAACAGTATCTATATATGGTCATAAAAGCCTTCATACTGCTATTTCAAATTACTTTGATCCAAAAACAGGTAAACAAATTGCTAGTATTCCTCCAGAAATAGCAATCCGACAAGGAAAGCATTTACTTTCAAAATATTATAGTTTGAAAGATGTGCCTAAACATTTGCAAGAAACTCCTGAGCAAATTAGAAAGAGAGGTGAAGAAGAAAAGCAATTATCAGACGATATAGCGAATGATCTGTTTACAGATATGCCTCTAGACGAAGACCCGACAATAGACGAACCTCCAGAAGATTACGATCTATCTATCGGAGACACTGGATTTGATGACACTATGGAAAGAGGCGCAGGTGATCCTTTAGGATATGATGATACTATGGGCGGTTCGGCAGATAGCGATAGCAGTGGTGAGGCTGGAGATGATAGCGGTAAAATTATATGCACTATGATGAACCGCATGTACGGCATGGGAGACTATCGTATTAAACAGTGGCTTTTCTACTCAGATCGACATCTCACTGCTGAACACCAACTAGGTTATCACAAACTGTACTGTAAGTTGGTGTCCATGATGCCTTCTAATAAGATTGTTGCTAAGATTTTGTCGCATATGGCTGAAAAGAGAACAGACGACATTGTAGCAGAAATGAAACACACCAAAAGAAGTTGGCTAGGTCGTACGTATCGTACATTGTTAATTGACAAACCAAGCTACATGGTAGGCTGGATGATTAAACGTAATTGGCTGCAACCTGCAGATATATCAATATTAAATAAAGGAAATGTATAATGGCTGAGATGATGGAACAAGAAGGATTTGCCGCAGCACCAGCCCCACCACCAATGGAAGGTGAGGGAGTAGATGTAGGTATGATTAACGAAGCAGAAGCAATGCCGCCACAAGAAGGTGGTGAGCAATCTGTAGCTGATGACATTCCGCAAGAAGCTGACGAAGGTGATTACATTCTTCCCTATGAAACAGTTCTAATGCATGGACTTAATCAACTTAATCGTTATGCCAAAGAAGCGATCAAACTTGCTATGGAGAACGATGTTGATCTTACAGGCACAAATCTTGATCCGACAGATGACGTTCCTATTCGTATCAGTAACTATGAGTATCGTATTCCTAAAGGTCTAGTACCGTTCTTTGGTGGTGGAAAGAAGTATCTTGACAAGATTCGTAAAGAAGGATTGGAACTACGTCAACGTCTAGAAGAAGAAGGTGGCGAAGGTGTAGCTGAACAGCAACAAGCAGAAGCACCAGTACAGGAAGAGGGTTTCGCGCCACAAGCTCCGATGGAAGCAATGCCAGCTGAAGCGATGCCAACTGAAGCGATGCCAGCTGAAGCGATGCCAACGGCACCGATGATGCAGAAAGGTGGATTTGTGTTATCTAAAGATAAAGATGCAGAAATACTGGAACAAGATAAACCTGAAAGTGCAGAGTCAAAGCGCGTACAGGCACAACAACCACCAATGGTAACACCGGACGGAAAGAGAACACAACAAGGTCTGTCCGCACCGATGGGCTACGCTAACGGTGGTGATATTATGAAAGGTTTAGGTTTTGCTATGCAAGATGTTACACCTGCAAATGTGGATGCCTATCTGCAAAATGCAAAAGACGCAACCAACATGCTCACAGGTATGCAAAAAGCCTTTGTAGAAAAACAACGTACTGATGAAAGACTAACCTAATGCCTACAAACCAGTTTATTGACTTTCTTAAATATGTAGAGAATGGTTCTAAGATTGGTTGGAACGAAGAAAAGCAACTTTGGTTTCCACACCATTCTCCAGAAGGGGGTAATGATACTATTGCCTACGGACATAAACTTTTAGACTCTGAAGTAGAGATGGCAAACAACGGTCTGACCGATGACGAAGTAGAACAACTACTCATCGAAGACCTGCACACAGCTGAGAGCGGTGCCAGAAACATTCTACTGTCTCACTTCAACGAGAACTTTGATGACCTGTCACAGAACGGTCAGGAGATGCTGATTGACTTCGCTTACAACCTTGGAAGCTACGGACTAAAAAGCTTTCCTAAGTTTGTAGGCGCAGTTTGCAGCAACAATATGGAGGTAATGTGCGCCGAATACAAACGTTATTACACTGATGGATTTGGCGCAAAGAAGGAATTGAAACAACGTAATGAGGAATTTTACAAGTTGTTTCTAGCGTAGACGGCCACCTGCAATAGCGGCACCGTCGTATAACACACCTACCGATGGCAACCTACACACTGTGTAGCCCCAATAGAAGGAGAGGTAAAAATGATTGACGAAAACTTAAATGAGGAAAACGAAACGGAACTAGAACCTACCCCGTATCAGAATGATTACAGGCGTAACTTAGAAGAACCACAGTTTAACGAAGAAGAAATTGATGACCCTGTAGAGGCTACTCGTCAACAACTTGCTCAGACTGAAGGTTTGGCTTCTAAGAGAGGTGAAGAACAAACACACAACTTCAAGAAACGTTATGATGATTTAAAACGTCATTATGATAATAAGTTGAACGAATGGAAACAAGAGAAAGAACTGCTTAGTGCTAAACTTTCTGTAGAGGCAAAAAAACATGATATACAAGAGTTGCCCAAGACCGAAGAAGAGTTAAGCGAGTTCAAGGAAAAGTATCCTGATGTTTATGATGTTGTTGAAACTATTTCTTCACTACAAGCTAACGAACGTGTGAAAGACATCGAAGAGAGACTTCATGATTTGCGTATAAAAGAACAAGAAGCTGTTGTTCAAACTGCCGCAAAACAACTCGTGAATCTCCATCCTGACTTTGAAGTTCTCAGGGAAAGTGATGTGTTTCTGAGTTGGCTTGACGAACAACCTGCTAGCATTGCTGAT